GTGAGGGCTAAATTCTTGGAAGGACATCCCTTTCTTAAATCGAGGATGTTCTGTGATAGCCTCCTCAGGTAGATCACGAACCCAAATATCCTCTTTTCCTTTTTCCCATGTGTACCAAAAAGGCTCTTCGTTTGATGATGCGTTCCTGTGCTTTACCTCAAGGCAATACCATTTGAGATCGATATCAGGCATTTGAGACACTCTCTTGACATATTCTATCGTTGGTGGATGGATCGCCTCCTCATCAAAAAAAACGACCTCTAATGGAAGCTTTCCACGCTCACGAGCAACCTCCAGTGTTGTATTCAGAACAGCTGTCGAGTCCTTACCCCCTGAGAATGATACGACTACCTTATCGAACGAGTCGTATATGTGACGAATCCGCTCTAAGGCGGACTCATACACATTCTGATCTATATATTCTTTTTTTCTGATCATGCTATTTAGTTCTTATCTCATCGATTTGATTCGCTGATACACCATCTACAATAGTTCGATTGATCATCGGGTGATCGTCATCGGTAGATCCGAAGTCTGAGTCAGGGTGAAATGCAATCACATCCATACCCTCATCAAATGTCTTAAATGCGTGCATTCCAATCGGGTACTGCTTCCCATCAAGACCTGTGTCATAGGTCTCTCCATCCCACTCCTTAATCACGAATATCATCTCTTTCGTCAGAGGTAGATTCCCAAATGGGGTGATACACTCGCCATGACCACGAGCCACTATTCCAATCCTGTGACTGGGGTGAGTGTGCTGAGTCTGATCAATACCTGAGGGGAAATGTAGGTGATTAAGACACGGATCACCCATCTTCACAGGTGACAGAAGTAGTGAGTCAGTACATCCATCGATATATTTCAGCCTTCCCTCATCCTCAATCGGCCCTCCTGTCATATCATAGGCTCTGAATTTAGTTTGAGGATATACCCCTTCTTTATGTAATACCTCGATCACGATAGCCCGAGCATCAGATACTGGACACATCAGGTGACCGCCTTGTATAGATGCGAACATACCCTCTGAGAGTAATAAGCTTGGTCTGCCTGCCTTATTCAGTGAGAACACCCCACGATAGACATAGATGTAGTAGCTATTATCATTACTCGAGCAATAACTCATCTCATTAAATACATTAAAATACCTGATCGGGTATTTTGGGTGATTTGACTCATCGAAGATCAAACCCTCCACGCTACTATCAAAACTGATAAAACTGCTATTTTCTCTCATTGTATATATCTATTAGTTTAACGATTGCATCCTCTTGCTTATCCAGCATAAAATGTGATTTGATATCAGATAGTACCTTCAGGAATCTGATCTTATTATCATGCAACATCACGATCTCAAATTTTGAGTAATCGTCATCTGCGAGTGATGGCTCTCTCTCTGTCGGCTCATCTGAATCATCGAGATCAAAATAATCCTCTTTTGCATCCCATAGATTCAAACCCCACTCATTTAGTAATTCAGTATTCCAATCATTAGCGAGTAGATCATAATCCCACTCACCATAACCGATATTATCCTTGATGATGAACTCTCTCTTTTGTGCCTCAGTCCATCCGTTGATCTTGTGTACAGGTACTTCGAACACTCCAGCTGATTCGAGAGCCTTCAGGCGCATATTTCCGCCCAGCACTATATTATCCTCATCGATCACTAAAGGTCTCACCTCGAGCATCTGAGGGAAGTCCTTGATCGACCTTACCAGTTTTTTAAATTTAGCGTCAGTGATATAGCGAGGATTCTCACTATTAGGCTTAATCTGCTTGATATTAATTGTCTCTCTCATCGGGTGATTGATAAGTAAAGTAATTCAAATAAGTGATAGATCCCTAAAACGATATATCCAAATGCAAATAGGCCGATAATGGCCACTATTACTTTGATCGAATACGAGTCTTTTTCTTCTCTGCTCATAATAAAAGATTTAAAACAGAAAAGGGCAATCTCACTGACCGCCCCTCTCCTGAATTAACTAAACAAAATAAACCAAACAATTTGAATTAAAATACCTTTTTCTCACCTCTATACTTGTCATCGATGAATACAGAGTTATCTGCCACGCATACCTCCCATTCCGAGTCATCATAGAAGCTGTATCTGTTAGAGACAATCTCATACTGAGACTCAGTGATCTCGTTATTGTTGAGTGCCTGCTTTAAGATGCGTTGTTTAGTAAATGCCATTTCTCATTGTTTTTTCCAAAGGTAAAGAAAATTTTGACACTACAAATCTAATTTTAACTTTTTACAGATTTTTATGTAATGATTATACATGATCATCTCCGCCTCTTTCTTTGAGAGGTATGGCTTAGGACTCATCCGCTCTCCGTTCTCATCCTCATAGATCAGATGTACACGATCATATAGATCCTGCAATAAGACCACTCTCATAGAGATCCCTTGCTGATTACACAATCGCTCTGCTCTCTTCATCTCAGGTGTTATCTGATATATCCAAGTCATAGGTATTTTATTTATCGTTGATCAATCCAGTCAAATATCTCAAAATCAATGCGATCTCCACATAGAATACTATCATCGCTGCGGTCATGATCTGCTTTATTATTCTCTCCTGCTCTAATAAGCATCTTAGGTACATTACATCTTCCATATTAAAAGGGTGCTAAATCGTTAGATATTGTGAGTCTCGTTTTATTCTCGATGGATCGATATACTCCGCCATTTTTAAAATCAGGGGCGATAGTAAAGTATCCCTGCTGACCATTCTCCTTGCGCTTTACTTTCTGCACATGGACTTGGACTGCATCAGATCCGTATTCAGTTCGCTGACCGAGTACCCTATAGGCAGTGAGGCAATTATAGGCTTTATTAAAGAAGTCAGACGATCCTGAAATAGAGTAGGGATCAGGTATTTTATATTTTCCATTCTCCATCTCCATCTTTCTCGGGTGAGCCACCAGTATCAGATGAGTATTAGTCTGCTGACAGAACTGAGTGATCTCTGAGAGCATCCTACCGACATAGGTAAAATCTCTCTGTGCTGAGTGATCGAGCATATTCCAAGGATCTATCACGCAGATATTGATCCCTTTTTGAAAGACGAGTTCTCTGAATTTATCCAGTATCGCCTTCAGGGTCAGATTCTCGAGATCGATCTTCACGAGATAGAAGTGATCCTTGATAAAATCCTTTGAGGCATTAAGTAGATTCACATCGCAGTTGGTCTGATTGATCTTATTAGCTATCCTCTTGATATGCCCCTCGTATGGATAGGACTCAGGGGCGAACATAGCCACTCTGAAATCGTGCATCAGAGATAGATTAACGCAGATCTGATCACAGATATCTGACTTCCCCGAGTTGGGTATCCCAGTCATCACCGACCACTCACCGAGCGTAAACTTGATATAGTTATCCGACTCGGCCAGCCCTAAGCTATAGTTGGGTATCCCATGCTCAGAGTAGTTGATCACATTATCCCAATTAGCCTCGAGATCCAGCACACCCTCTATAGGGAACTGCTTAGCCGATTTGAGCGTATCTAAGAGAGTCTTGGCACCTGCCTGTACTAATATATCATTGGCATCCTTGTACTGACCTGCATCGATATATTTGCAGCGATAGTGACCAAGCCTCCGAGCGAGTTCATTCCTGAGGGCGATCCCTGCTGCATCATTATCGGTAAATATGACTATCGATTTCTTATTCTCGAAGTACTCGTATGAGTTGTCAAAGTATTGCAGTTTTTGATTCCCCTTACTTGCGCCATTAGGTACAGATACCACGCTATAGATTCCTGCCTCAGTCAGGCTCAGCGCATCCATCTCACCTTCCACGATATAGCAATGCTCTGTATCCTTGATGTGATCGATACCATAGAAGATCAACTCGGCACCGCTGACCAGTTTAAAGTTTTTCTCGCCATCTCGATACTTGCAGTTTACGAGTTTACCATTTCGGTAATAGTTAAAATTTATAGCCTTTCGTTTCTTCTCGATCTGAGGGAAGTACTCGACACTCTCTGTGATACCCCAGTGATTCAGAGTAGCCTCAGATATACCTCTGCTCTTAAAGTACTGAAGCATCCGACCTGATAGCGGTGAGTGATTAAGCACAGGTAGATTGTAGTTTACCTCAGCCTTCATTTTTACATTTCCAGCCCATCCGCAGTTATGGCAATTATATACTCCCTTGTCGAGATTTATAGATAGACATTTCTCTTTCTTGTTTTTCCGAGTGTGACTACACTTAGGGCAGATCGTCTTTTGCTCGATCAGGCCAGCCTTAGCTGGTATGCCCAAATCGATAAACTGATCAATCATTTTTAGAGAGTTCTGCGTTTTGTTCTTTCAATAAGTTAATTTGTTTTTCTTGGATCTCTATGATCTCCTTTAGCGTTTTGATGATCTCATCTTTCGCATTGTCGATCTCTTGATCAATCTGACTTGTTTGGGTGTTGTAGATTACCTTCTCCATTGTTTAGTGTTTAAAAATTGTGTTTATAGTTAAATCGCTCGACCTCCAGTTTGTAGTGTGCAAATGCGTGCATACCAAGTAGATGGCTGTCGGTTGGTACAAAATACTTCCATCCTCTTGATTTTCCCCTATTGATGTAGTAGAAAAAAAATGCTGCTCTCTTTCCTGTGTTCTTACTCATGATCACTGAGGCGCTATGCTCGCTCATCGGAACGATCTCAGTCACCTCGAATGTCTCGCCATTAAAATTACCATCCCTATCCTTTCTGCTGAATCGAATAGCCACGCTCTCAGCGACAGCGGTCAGTTCTTTTACGAGTTGTTTATTCATTTCTTTTTGATTTTAAATGGGATCTCCTTAGCGAATCTTTCCTTGAAGTAGTCGATATACTTGATCCCTTGTTTATTACTCTGTCTCAGCTTTGTAATGCTCATGAAGTTAGTCGCCCAGAAATCATCCTCTCTCGTTTTCTTAGCCACATAATAGACCACCTGTAGAGAGTAGCCATCCAGTCGCTCGAGTTTGTCCAGTGTATCCATCCATATCGCCTTTTTTGAATCGGTCTTTGGTCTGAAGCGCTCAGGGAATAATAAAACGATATGATCGTATGCTTTCTTTACGAGGTCGCTGTACTGATCGCCTTTAAATTTTTCGACATCAGACAATATGTTTTTATATATATTATTACTATCATGATATGTATTATTATCATGATATGTATTATTATATATATTAATATATTCTTGTCTCGGATCGCCTTCAAATTTTTTATAAGGGCGCATAAAATTTTCTTTAAGGGGTTCGAGGGTGATCTCTCGGTTATTTGTACCCTTCTCATAGCTGATATTTATATACCCCGCTGTTTTGAGCGATTTAAGCCACGAACTGATCGTCACTGGTGTTACACCATATAAATCTCCTAAAGTCTCGTTAGAGGCCACGCAAATACCCTTAGATGAGGTCATAGAGGATATCTCAGCATACAATACCTTAGCTGCTGGCTGTAGATTTTGATCATGACGGATTGATGCGGGAAGGATCCCGTATAGGTTGCTCATTGTTTTGGTTTGTGTGAAAAGTAATAAAAAACTTTTACAACAGAAAAGAAACTACCCCTTGTGTGTCTCCGAGAATCCTGATACTAAATCAAAGAAGTTCTTGAACTCTATCAGTGGGATATTCTCATCTCCATAATTCGAGAATAAGATCTCAAGTAAAAATTCAAATTCTACTTGAGTCATCTTGCCACAATAGACAAAACCCATCATTTCTGCTGCTGGGTTCTCCGTTCTCCAAACCCTCTGATCATTCTCATTATAATAGACTGATCTATAGGTCGCCATCGTTAAAGTATTGGTTAATGATTGTCTTTGCCTCCTCAAATGAACTTGTCCATGTGGCATACCATCCTGAGGCGGATAGCTTATCGAGAAACTCCTTTTGATTCTTTGTAGGCTTATTGGGTGCGATTTTAAGTTCTATAGCGAGGCCTGAGTACTTAGATGTACTTTTAAATACAAGGACATCAGGAATACCACTCATACCTCCGAGATACTTAAATTTATATTGCATAAAGGGTGATCGCTTACCCTCATTCGGAACATGGATAGAAAGGGTATCAGGGTACTGGGTAGAGAGGTAGGTCATCACCAAGTGCTGAAGATGATCCTCTTGACCGAGATACTTATAATACCCATTTCTTCTCATGTTACCTTTTTTGATTTGAGTTAATTTACAAAATTAAAGCACCATCCGATGCAGTGTCTTGAGTTTGATATCCTAATACGACACCTGTCTCCTTAAATACTTTCCACTCAGCCCACGCTTTATTCAGGGCATCGTACCCATTCTCAATCTCTCTCTCATCCAGTGCATAGACCTCACAACTAAATGGATACTTGGTCTCTACAGCTATGAATCTGAAATCAAAAGGGCTGAATTTCTTACCCAGTACATGAGTCAGAGTCTCGGCATAGAATACCGCCTGTAGGTGATATCCATATTTATAGACATCAGATTTGAATGCTCTCGGGCTATTATCCTGACAGGTCTTTACATCACCTATGATCCCACGATCAGGTTGATAGACATCAGGGCGACATCTGACCTTAATCCCCTCGATCACTCCATAGTGAGAAGCCTCGACTACTCCACCCTCACAGATGGCTAATGCAAGTCTATCGTTTTTAAAATTGCGCTCGATAGCCTGAATGACCTTCAGATCATCCTCTTTGATTACTATCTGACCTCTCTCGGCCTTCTCCATGATCGCATCTCTCTCCTCTCTCCCCGCCTTAGTGCGTAGATTAAGTTCAGGTAGTACGATCACCTCATCGTCAAATTTCTCAGGCTCTAATAGAGCGGTATGTACTGCTGTACCCAATCTCATTGAATCGGTTGGTTCGAGTTTTGGCATATTCAGATAGTGATATACTGACTTCTTGAATATGACCTTCAGTCCACTGCTTCCGATATAATCGGTTTGGCTGTGGTATTCTGCGTTTGTATCGTGTATTACTTTTTTCATTGTATGCTATTAAAAAAGGGGCAGTTGTTACACCGCCCCCGAGTTATTAAAATGGCAAATCGCTATCATCATTTGATGTCTGCTGAGGTGATGTCTCAGCGCTCGGTTGCCACATATTCTGCTCTGCGTAGTACTTACCACTCTTAGCCTGTAGGATGTTCAGATTGATCCATCCCTTAGCGTCTTTGTGAGTATTTACCCAGTCCATAAATTCAGCTACA